ACGGGACGAAAGGCCGCTGGTTCAAAAGCCAATTAGCAGCGTCAACCGGCGCACCAAGGCCATCAGCTAGCGATTGGTTGATCTGGCGCACAACGGCATCAGTTTCACTCAAGAAACTCGGCTGGCTGTCTTTCGCGGCTGCGGCTGTGGCCGCGACGGCCTTTTGCACAGACGCCACCGCGTCCTGCGCGGGTCCAGCAGTTGGCGGGGCGATCTTGGCCAAAGCCGACTTAATCTGGTCCGGCGTCATGCTATCGGGAAACTCAACAGTGCCGATGCCTTTCACCTCAACAAGGGTCGCCATTACTTGGGCACCAGCTGACCGGTAGCGGGGTCATAGACGTAGCTTGCGCCGGTCCCCGTGGCGGTCGATTGCCCTGGATCGTAAGACGGGCCTGCGGCGGTCGCCATGTTCTGCACCGCGATTTCACGCGCGCGGCGCTTCTGCTCAATGACTGCAGGTGAGTCGCCAGGCACAGGGAAATACTGCTTGCGCGCATTGGCAAACTCTTCATCAGTGATAACAGCACCAGATTCACGCCGGAGCTGGGCGTTGACAAAATCGCGCATGGCTTGGTCCGCTGCCTGATAGTCTTCGCTGACAAGGAAGTTTCCAACGACCGGTATGCCGCTCACAGCCTGATTGCCAAGCGTGATAGCCCCCTCATTTTGGCCGATGATCCCGTTGGACGAACTTAGACGCTCAGCAAAGCCAGCCGCCTTTGACTCCTCAATATTCGGCGCGCTAGGCGTCAAACCGGGCTGCTCAGTCACATACGAGGAGCCCGCTTGAACGCCTCCGCTTGGCGCCCCAGCGGCGGCCATGGTCGCACCGGGTGGCTGGGCAAATTGCGATAGATCAGGCGTGATCGTGATAACGCGGCCTGTTGACTGGTCGATCTGCACCTTGGGCTGGGACAGGTGCGCCCACGCTGCTGCATACACAGGCGAATTGGGGTCCCCGGTCAAAAGGATATTGTATGCCTGCTGGTCCATCCCGGTCCCCTCAAAGAGAGGCGACGCTGGGGCGCCTGCAGCATCAAGACCGGGAATAGGCACCGCGATAGCCTGACCGTTAGCGTCCGTGCCCCACTGGTAGCCCTCTGGCAGCCCTGTGGTTTTAGGAACGGCGCCGGTGCTGCTGCTGGTTCCACCGCTTGAGTCACCGGCAACGCGCGTAACTTCGCCTGTCGTGGGGTCTGTCCGGTAAAGCGCGCCGCCAGACGTGGTGAAGCCGTAATCAGGCGTGTTGTAGTCGCCAATCACTTCATAGGTGTTGGGGTCGATCAGCTTGCCGTTGATCTCGATGGGCTTTGCCGCTTCGCCGGGCAAGATAGCCTGGGCCAGCAGCGTGTTACGCATTTCCTCGGGAATAGAGCCAAGCGATAGCCCGCCCAAATCGACGCCGCGCTCCTTAAGCACTTGGCCGACCATATCTAGCTCGCTGCCACGCTGCTTTTCCGCGCGCGATTTCTGTATCGTCCCGGCCACGATCTGCCCGAGCCGCGCCAAGCCCTCCCACGGCGATTGCACGGGCGCGCCTTGCGTTGCGCCACTCACAATCTGCTCTGCCATTGCCAAGTTGCGGCGCCAATCTGGCGGCGGCTCTTGCATGGCAATGGTCTGTTGCGGGCCCGTAGAGTAGAATGGCGGGGGCTGGGGCATGATGGCCTCTTATGTCTTAGAAGATGAAAGGCGCGACGGAACCGGCAAGCCCGAGTAGGCCGTTCCATAGACCGCCTTGCTGCTGCTGACCGGCATTATAGGCGTTCATTCGCGCGCCGTATTCGGCGTTGGCAGCGCCTAGCACGTCAACCTGCCCAGGCGACGAACTCTGCGGCATCTGCGCTTGCCCGCCCGCCATGCCCATCATCTGGTTGATCTCGGCCAAGGTGTTGCCGCGCAACATGCTGCGCTCTCGCAGCCCGGCATCGCGGGCCGTGTTGTTGAGACCTGCCTGTGACAGGCCCTCGCCAAAGAGCTGCCCGCGCGATTGCAAATCCAAACCAGCGGCGCCAATCGTGGCATTGTTGGCTGCCTGGTTCATAGCAACGCCACGGTTACGGTTAAACTCTCCCATAGTAGAGTTGTAAGCCTCACCGCCAACTGGCAGCCCTCTGTTCGCCAAGTCCTGGTTCAGAGCCTCTTGTTGCTGGTCGAATTGCGGCTGCATCAGGCTCATAGACTGGTCATAAAGCGCTCGGCGATAACCATCAGAACCGCCGCCGATAGAAGGCATCCCTGACACGTCTATTCCGGTGATGTTCTCCGGCAAGCCTGCAGCGTTGAGCGGGCTGTTGGGCAGAAACTGCGTGTTCATGTTGGCGTATTGCGCCAATGTCTGTCCGGTGTTCTGCCCTAGCCCGATGATGTTTCTCGCCTGCGACGTTGGAGAGATCGTCAGGTTTCTGCGATTCGGCCCCGAGTAAGTGGCCGAGCCGAAAGGCGAATAGACGTTGATCCGGTTTGCGTCGGCCTGCTGATTGACCAAGGCCCCGTAGTTCGGGGCAGCTGGCATTTCTGGCGTGTCTTTACCCATTGGCTAAGTCCTTGGCGGCTCCCTTGGCGAAGCGCCCGGACTCAGCGCGCATGTCGGAAAGAGGGTCCCAAATCTCTTTGAGTTCCAGCGGTTTTCTAGAAGCCTGGATATTAGCGTCAGGCGGCGGCGGCGTTATTGCGGCGTCTTTAGTAAACATCTCTCTACTCCTTTATCCATTTACATTCTGCCTTGAGCATCGAATACAAGATCAGGTCATCATCCCGAAAGTAACCAGGGACGCGATAGGGACGCTTCCAGCCCAATCCTTCGATCACGCGGCGTGCCTCTTTGTTTTTGCGATAGACGGGCGCAACCACGACTTTGCAGTTCAAGTTATTGAACGGGTAGCGAAAAAAGACCTTGATCCGCTGGCGAGTAAGCCAGCCGGGCTTGCCTGCGCAGTGCATCTCGATTGATGCACCGTTGAAGTTTGTGTAAGCCACGCCGCCGATCAGCTTGCCGTCTTTGGCCACGCCAATAGCCCGTGCCGTGTCAGGCGGGGTTGCGCCCCAATGTGCAAAAACCCACCTACCGACTAGTTCATCTTCACCTAGAACAAGCTCTACCAATTGGCGCCAGCCTGACCTAGCAAGTCGGTCGAATACCAGCGCAAGGCGCGGTTCGTATTGACCGCCAGGTAGATTGAGAAGTTGTTGCCGACACCGCCCGCAGAGTACCAGCGATAGGCCGCTGCTGTCGCGGCCTCGGCCCATTCGGCGGCGTCCCAATCTTCGGCATCCCATGCCGCGCCATCGGTTGAGGGGCCGCGCAAGGTGATGTTGCCGACCGGAAAGGACCGCGTACCAAAGTCGGTGTTGACCCCAAGCGTTGCCGTCACGTCGCCCTCCAAAACCACCACTGGGCGAACCTGCGTGATCCTCTTCTTGGGGCCGCGTCCACCAACGTACTGAAACGAGTTTCGCGCAACCGCTGAAATGTCGGTGCCGTTATCATCGGTTCCCGTATGCTCGGCCAGCGTGGTCGCCATGCCGACATAGAGCTTGTCGTTATAGGCGCCCCAGCAATAGGCGTTTATCCCTGTGTATTTGCACCAGGCGCCAGTCGTAGTGTTGAGCACGATTTGCTCATAAGCCCCCGTTACGACCGGCACATTCACAATCAGCTCTGGCCTGCTTTGTGCGGCAAACAACTGCCAGCCTGCAGAACTGGAGCCGTAGGTGGCAAAAGCGTCGGAGATTGCCTTGCGGGACTTTCCCCAGACGGGATCGTTTTGCAGGCTAGTTATGGTCCCGCCTTGAAGCAACGCCTCAACCGGCAAGACGCCGGTCTGTGTCAGGATCACCAGCTTACCGCCGACGCGCGCCAGGCATCGCCGCCCTATCGGCGGCACGCCCTGATAGCGGCCAACGAGCGCAAAGGTGCTGCCCGGATCATCGCCCTGGTAGATCAAGACTTCGCCGGTTGACATGACGGCCACAAAGAGATCGTCCTTGCCGTCACCCGAGTCCTGCGACCAAGAGCCCACGGCCATGAGATAGCCGCCTGAGCGCGCAATCTGCCCAATGTCAAACGCCGTCAAGGCGCCGCCGGTGACCGCGCCAACAGCACCATACCAGAACTTGGCCTTTCCGACTTCGACAAAGTAGAGGCGTGATTTGTAGGCTTCGACCTGGATCAAGACAGACGGCGATACGCCCGTATAGCCAGGCGCAGCAAGCGTCGTGCCCTCCCAGGTGCGGACGGCATCAACGCCGTTGCAAAGCACCAGATAGCCGTTGAAGTTGACGTACTGCCAATCATCCGACCCCAAGCCGCTCGCAAGTGAGGAGCTGCTGGCAGAGGCCGGATCTGTGTCGTAAAGATTTCCATTAGCCGCCGCGATCAACGTCATATCGGCTGGCCCGCGCCATTCCGCCAGCGTCTTGACCGTGGTGCCATAGCCCGTAATCCGGTTCAACACACCGGCGCGGGTCCGCACGGCGTCTGCTTCCGGGTAGAAATTGATCAGTTCTATGGCGTCGGTCGCAGCCATCGCATCAAGCGCGACGTTTGAGTTCCAGCCGCCAACGGGCGCGGGCAACGAAACAACCGCCGCCCGATGCCCCCGGTTGACTGGCCTGCGCATTTAGCTGCCCACCCCGTGATCTGGAATGTTGCCGCGCAATTCTGCCGTGCGAGCGGTGCTGCCATTAAGGCGCAAGTCACGGTTACCGCCATCGCGGGCAATCTCTTGACTTAGCGCTTCCTCGTATTGGTTTTCTTCCTCGCTGTAGTCCAAGCCGTTGAGCTGCAACCACCGGCACTTGAGCCCCATGATCAGAAGCCGTTCGTCAAGCCGGAAAACGTCCGAATCAGCCGCCCAGGTGCTTTGCGCGGTGCCGCCAGAAGAAGCGCACCAGGCGTTCGACTGGTATTCAAAGGCAATGGTATCGCCCGAAGCTGGCGGCGTCGGGTAAAGCAGCATTTCGCCGCCCTTAAGGCGCCACCAACGGTCAATCCCCGATACAAGGTTGGCCGATTGCAGCGCCTGCCATTCGCTCGGGCTTGCAGGCCCTAACACGCGCCAACTGCTTGTCCGATCCCACCAGGTGCATTGCAAAAACCGGTGGTAGTCGCTGGGCAGGGCGTAAGCGGCCTGCGCAGCGACTGTGGTGAAGGTGTATTCCGTGTTCAGCCGCGTCCAATTGTGAGCGCGGGCGATCACGTCGCCTTGACGTTTGGCAAGCGCCAACATCCGCTTTGACGTGTCGTTTGTCGAAGCCACAAAAGCGTCAGGAATGTCCGTGCCGCCCAGCTCATAGAGAGCGTTCTGGATGACGGTTAGCAGCGTCATTCGCTGGCCTCATTTGTCGGCACCACAGGGGCGTAGGGCTCTGCGGCGCGGCGCTTGCGGCGCGTCGGCACCACAGGGGCGTAGGGCTCTGCGGCGGTCGCCAGCAACAGCTTAGCGGCCTTCTGCAGGTCGCGCCCGTTCGGAAGCTTTGCCACCACGAAGTCAGAAGCAGCCGCAAGCTGTTCTACGGTGTTGACGCCAGCCATTGAGATAAACACAGCCATATCGCCAGTCAGCAAGGGAATGTCGGTCAAGGGGCGCCCGTCCATTTCCAAAGCGTAACCAGCCTTGAAAGCTTCCCACGCCTCGGGAAAGCGGGCGGCGTTTTCCGCTTGATTGTATGCCTTGATCTCTTTCGTGTGAACGTCTTTGCTGCCCTGGGCTTTGATCTCCAGGATAACAGCTTCTTTCGTCACAAGCTTGCCAGACGCTTCGCTTTCCGCGACGTTTGGAACTTGACGCCGCAGGAAGCGCCCAACAACACCAGGGTTGCCGCGCCCGTCCTTACCGCGATCAGGCCACCAGTTGATAGGTTCCAAGGGTCTCTCCTTTGTGCAAGACGCCCCGGCGTCGTCATGGCGCCGGGGCTAGTGCTTTCGTTACTCGGGGCAGGTGAGCAGCACGATCTTTGCTGAAGCATCAATCGCGACTGCGCAGATGTAATCGGTTACAAGCGCCGATACGTCCACCGTCCCGTCAGTTGCGCCGACGGCTGTCAGCGCGTTGCCATCCGCGCCAGCGGTCAAGGCCGTTGTCAAGGTGGCGGGACCGCTGATTTGCAGCCAGCCATACTTGCCATCGCCCACTACCGCCTGCCATACGCCCGCGCCCACGCCCGCACTGTCTGACAAGTCAGAAGTGACAGTCGTGGTTGCTCCAGCAGACACACCGCTGGGTGCATAGTAGTAGGCAAAGTTGCCAACGGCGGCGGCAACATCACCAACGCCGTTATTGTGCAAGACGTATTTGTACTTCTTGCCATCATCTGCCTGATAGATCGAGCCCGGCGCAAACGCCGGGTTTGTGTCATTGGCGGTGATGTCAACACCCAAAAGATAACTCATAGTCTTGCCCTCCTTAGGCTTTGATCACGCCTTGCAGCCTGCGATTGCTACAGACAAGGTTGCCTGCCCAAAACATCGGGATGACAAGGCCGTCCTGGTTGGTCGGGATTCGTTTGGTGTCCACCGAGAAGTTGCGTTCACGCGACGGGCGGTAGTGCAGATACTCGGTATTCAGCATGTACATGTGCGACGCGGGGCAGCTCTCATCGAACAGCACGTCACCAGACATGAACTTCAAGTTCGTAAAACCTGCATCGGCCATCTTGGCATTCTGGAACCGCTGTTGCGGCTGCAAGGACGCCAGGTAATAGCCGTAGTAGGTCGTGTCGGTCATCACGAAGTCAGGCTTGTCGGTCCCGCGCACCAATTGCAGATACAGGGTGTTCATGGCAGCCTGTATCGTGGTTGAGGAGGGCGTGATCGAAAGGTCGCTGAAGTCGTATGTCTTGTTCCGCCACCAAGTATAGGTCGCAGCATTGATGCCGCCAACGGTGCCGGATGTCGGCGCGTCGGAGACAATGTGCTGCAACCCGCCAATTTCTTTGCCGCTGTTGCCGGTGCCATCGCTGAAAAGCGCAGCGTTGACCTGGTTCATCGCGGTTTTCTCGGCTACGTTTTTGCGGGCCTTCAAAAGGCTATGAATAGCCTCGCGAGACCCAGCGTTCTTCACCATCTGCTCGCCAGACAGCGTGACGTTGACGTTGTAGAACTTCACGTCAAACTGCGCAGCGGACAAAACTTCAGCCTCGCTCACGTCAAGGGTCTCCCAGCCGGAATACCACTTGCCGGTGCCGTTTTCGGCGTACGCGAGCTCTTGAACGATAGTCTCGCCACCCGTGTAGTATTCACGGTTGCCGCGTTCGTCCAAGCGATACAAGAGGGCGATGTTCTTGGAGATATTGTCCGCGATCCTCCCCGAGTAGGAGTTGATCGTGGTGGTAGCTAGTTCAGTCAAGTTGGGGGAAGCCATAGAGGTTTTCCTTTTCTGTTGGCTCTTGCCCCCTAAAGCCGGTTAGCCCGCTTGCAGGCGGTCCCAGGCGGCGGCGAAGTGATCGTCAAAGTCACCGCTTTTCACATTGCTAGCCGTGCTTGGCGGGGCGCCGCGAACGTGCGGACCCGCTGCCCTTGCTTTAGCGACGGCAGCCGCTGCAGACTTGCGTTCAGCGTCAAGCACGCGTGTGCGCTCGGCCTCAACAAGTCCCTGGCGCAAACCAGGGGACGCCCACACCGCTTGGTCATAAGCCTCTTCAAGGCTCATGTTGGGGTCTGTGCGCAGCAGCGCAGCGATTTGCACCTTCACTTGTTCGTAGTGCGGGTGCTTAGGCTCGCCGGTTTCAGATCTGGCATTCACGAATCCCGCCAGGGTCTGTGCAACGTGGTTTTGATGACTGACAATCGCGCTTCTCTGCTGCTGGTCACGCCAGCCGGTGAGCTGGTTGATCTGCTGCTTTAGGGCGGCGATTTCGGGATCAACGAAGGCCGGGTCGGCCTGCGTGCCCGCGGGTTGGGTGATACCGAGTTGATCGGGCTTGATTCCTGCCTGCTGCATGAACCACTTAGCATATTCAACCGGGTTTGTGCGGGCGAAGCCATGTAGCTGAACCAGGCGCTCAATGCCCTGCGCAGCGTTAATGCCTTCTCGCGCCAAATCCCCGGCGAAGGGTGCCAAGATCGGCTCCAGCTGATCGGCAAACTTGGCCTTTTCACTCAGCAATTGCGACTTCTGGGTGTACCCACGCTGAAAGCTCTTGTAGAGCCTCATAACTTGGGTTTGAGCGTCTTTGGGCAGCTTGCCATATGCCTGTTTTTCAGCGTCCGACCAGTCTTGCGGTGCGACTTCATCGCCTACCGCATCGGTCGGAGTTTGTTTGGCATCGGCGCTGCTAGCGCTTTCCTTTGTCGCAGGTGTTTCTTTGGCTTTGGTCTCGACCGGCGGCGTGATCGGCGTTTCCGCCTTATCGCCTTGGCCGTTTTCCCAAGCCTTGTCAAAGGCAGTTGTGAAATCATCGGTGCCTTCATCAGCAAGCGGGGTGACCTGTGATTCAGGCACTACGCCGCTGTCGCCAGCCTGTCCCTCAACCGGGATGCTTTCAGCGTTACTCATGGTATTTTCTCCTCATGCCCGGTGGCGCCGGGCTCGCAAGGGCTGGTCAGAAGTCTCTGCCAAGCCGATCTCGATAGTAGCTGTTTAAGTCGTTGCCCACCTGCTGCACGCCGTGCGTCTTTTCGTGGGCGCGCAAGCCTGAGCGGCTGGTTATTTCGGTCCGGTCAATTGGCGACACAAAAGGCTGAATGTCGCTCATGACATTCGCCGATTTCCCGTCATAGCGGGGCCTTTGCTCGACAAAATCCCGCAGCTTCTTGTCCCAATAGTAGCGCATTGCTAGAAGCCGTGTTTCGCGCCAAACTCACCGCGCGCTGCGGCTCGCTCACCTGGCGAAGCACGATCACGCCCCCCGGCTGTCTGCGGCCCGCCGTCACGCGACCTGTCGCGGCCCACGCCATTAGCGCCTGCAGTGACAGCGGGGGCTTTGCCTAGAATCTGGCGATTGACGGCCTCCATGGGCGTTAGGGTCGTTCGACCTGTTGCGCCTAACCCGGTTCCGGCAAAGCCGCCGTTGTTGACGTATCCGCCTGTGGAGACGCCGTAGTTCTTGGCGCCGATCCTGGTGTCACCGATGAATCCCTGGTTGCCGTAGTCGTTCATGCCAGCGACCGTGCCCAAAGCCTGAGCTGTAGAAAGTCCGGGCATTCCAAGCATCTTGCGAGCTGCATCAACACCCGCGACATTGTTGAGACCAAGCCCGGCGTTCGCCACTGTCCCAGCCAACCCAAGGGGCCCAGGCGCCATGCTGACAGCGCCAGCCAGCGTGCGGGCCCAATCGGGCGATATGCCGAAGTTGTTGCCAACCGTGCGCCCGCCACCAGTACCGGCGCCGCTCATTTGTCCACGTTCATCTCGCCCGCCGCCGTGACGGTCAACCATTGCCTGGTAAACAGGATCAGGACCAGCGGGCGCCGCCGGTGCGGGGGTATTCGGTGGCGAAATGGGCGGGGTAGCAGGTGTCTGCACGCCGGAGCCGTATGGCAAGCCCGGCAAGACGCCAACAGGCTGCCCTGCGGGCTGTGGCGAGGGCGCCCCTGGCGTTGTGCCCGATGGCGCACCCATGGTGTAGATCGGGTTATAGCCGAGCATCGGATTGTAAGTGTTTGCCATGGGATGCCTCAATTCAGAAGGTAAAGCAGGGTTTCTTCGTCGTCAGTTTCCGCCTCAACTTGCCGCCGGATGGTTTCCACCCTTGCGGCAAGTTTGGCGCGTAGTGTCGCAATCTGCGCAGCGTCGATCTCTGCCAGCACAGCGCTTATGCTGGCCTCAATCCGGTCTAGCGCAACAGACTCAGGCCAGGCCCGAAGCTCAGTCTTTGCGACCTGGGCTATCTCGGCAACAACGTCTTTATGACGCTTGCGGCGCCGGAAGCTGCTGCCAGGAAAGGCAACACTGCCACCGCCTGACGTTGCTGCTGGTCCGGTCTCAAAGACGCTAGAGTCAAAGATGTCGGCGTCAAAGGTTGCGTAATCCACGGCTAGGGGACCGTTGTCGAGTGGACCCAGGTAACGCCAGTGCCGGTCAAGTCCAGGTATTTGTAGCGCGTGGTCCCGCCGTCATTAAACTTGGCTATCAGCTTGTTGTTTTTGATGTAGAGGTCAGACTCAGCGCCACTCGCCAGCGCCGCCGTATCCGCCGATTGCTCAGCTAGTCGAATGGCGCCCGTGCCGCCGGTCGCTGCTAGGTGCAGGTCAACCGTTGGCGTCGCTGTCCCGATGCCCAGCTTGCCAGCAAGGTAGTTGTCGGCAGTCCCCGACATATAGAGGTTATGCTTGCCAGTACCGGACGAAACCGCACCGGCAAAGGCGCGATTGCTGGTGCTGCCATAAGTCAGGTCGGCAACGCGGATGCCATAGAGGTTTGTCACCACCGCAGCGGCAGCCGCCGTTGGGTTGTCAATGAAGTGGTAATTGAGGTTCGTCACCGTGGCGGTATAGTTTGTGCCAAAGTCCACGCGCCCATAATTTACATGGAAGTTGGTGATGCTGTAAGCCGTCGAATCATCCGCCGCGATTTCCACGCGCGTCGTGCCAAGCACGCCATAGACCGTGTTGATGTTCGCGCCGGGGCGCAGCGTGGGCAAAAACCCAAACCCGCCAAAGCCAGAGACAGCACTTTCTACCGTTGGCGCCAAGGAGAGGCCTCGAGCGCTTGCGCTATCGGCATTCAGCGATGGCGATAGCCGCAGCCCGATCACTGACGAAACCGATGTGCCGTAGGCAGCCCGTCCGCCTGCTTCATCAAGCGTCCATCCGGCGTTCAGCCCACCTATCGCAATCGTGCCCTTCGTCGCGTGAGACGTGCTGGTAAGCGTCAGGCTCCCCGCGCTCGCACTGTCGCCTTGGACCGCATTGCCGCCCATATTGAGCGCGCCGGACATGGTATCACCGGCCTTTTCAACCCAAATATCCCCAGCACCGCCAGCCGCAAGGCCAAGCGTTGTGCGCTGGGCGGCGGCGTCAGCATCGTCAATCAGCGCACGACCAGCAGCGGTCAAGTCCGCTAAAGCCCAGGCACCAGGCCCCGTCGCATAAGCCATCTTGTCAGCGGCAAACGTCAAAGCCGCAATGGCAGTAAGATCGGCGTCGTAGGCTTGGACGTTGGTCCCGATTGTCAGCCCAAGATTGGTCCTGGCCGTGGCAGCGTCGCTGGCGCCCGTCCCGCCGTTTGCCACGGCAAGATCGGTGCCAGACCAGTTGCCGTCGTTCACGGTCGAAAGCGTTGCCAGCGACCCGAGGCCAAGGTTGGTCCTGGCCGTGGCGGCGCTTGCCAAGTCCGATAGGTTTGACGCCTTTGACGCCTTCTCGCTGTCAAGTTCCGCCAGCGCCGTTGAAACCAGCGCGGCGGCAATCCCGCCAGTTGGCGTAAAAGCGATGTTGGCCGCAGTCAGGGTCACCGTGCCGGTAAAGCCGTTGACGCTCGATACCGCGTCGGTTGGCGTCAGCAGCTCTTGCCAGTCGCCCAAGGCTGTCGGGTCATCACCGCGCAAGATGTAGGTCTTGTTCTGGTCAGTTCTGACCGCCACATCCCCGCGCTGGGCGTCCAGCGCCAGCATCGCGGCCTGCGTGTTGACAACAAAGGTATCAGTGATGACCAGAGGTCCTAGCTGATCGTTGGGAATTAGCCCGGACGAATCCAGGGTGGCAACACCATTTGCCGCGCCCTTCTCGATGGCCGCCAACGCGCCAAGGCTCACCAGCGCATCAGCGGTGGTCGCGGCGTTGGTCCCGCCGAACTCTACCGGCAAGACGCCCGTAAAGTCGTGATCGGCGTTCCAGGCGGTCGCTTGCACCTTACTCGCGTCCGGGCCGTCAGTCTTGGCCGATTGAAAGGCGTGGCGAATGCCAAAGGCCATCAGCTAACACCTGCAATACGGCCATCAGGCCCGCGAACAACCGACCTGGGCTGGGTCAGGGCCGTTGCCAACGTCTGCCCGAACTGGCTGATCCCACGCTCAATCGAAGCCCCGATAGGCTCTTCTGGCGCCGCCTGAGCCGCCAGTGGTTCGGGCGGTGGCGGCGGCATCATCTTTGCCTTCATGTCGGCCATCTTGATCTGCAGCTCAACATACTTGATCTGCAGCTCGATTTGCTGGTGCTGCTGCTCAATCTGCGCAGCCTGCGTTTTCAATTGGGCGGTGAGCTGGGCATCCGCCTGCTTGATCTGCATATCGACCTGCGCGCTTTGGGCTTCCAGGGCCGCCTTTTGCTGCTCAAGAGCGGCTTTCTGCTGCTCACTCTGCATCTTGCCAGCCGCTTCCTGCTGCTTGATCTGCGCCTCGACCTGCTGCATCTGCATGTCAGCTTGTAGCTTCATCTGTAGCGGGTCGGTCGGCGGTGGCTTGGGCTGGGCGGCTTGCTCGGCCATGCTCGCCATGACTTCATCAACCGCATCTTCTAACTGACGCCCGGCCTTGAAGCCACGAACGGCAAATCCCATAACCTCGCCCGCTAGCTTTGCCATTGGTGGTGACTGACCCGCTAACGGTATCCAAGTCTGCCCGAATTGCGTCAAGGCGCTCACAAACTCAATGCGCGCCTTTTTCTCGGCCTCGGCATCCTCAAAAGCCGTGGTGTCGCTTTCGACGTCAACGCGATAGCCGCGCATCTTTTCCGACCTTAGCAGGCCGATAACCTGGGCCAGGGCCTCTGGCTGCATTTGTGTGCCGCTAATCATCGCTAGCTGTTCCGGCTCGTAATGCTCGGCAATCAGTTCTGCCTTCATGCGGAACAAATCGCGGACAAACCGCTGTATCTCGTCTTGAATCTTGCGCAGGCGCAGCCCGCCGAACTGGCCTTTCAGCCGCTGGGCCGTGGCGGTCTCGCCAGGCGAGCCAGAGCCCCGAATCACGTCGGAAATGCCGGTGATCTCGTAGATTGATTGAACCAGCATAGCGCGGTTCTGGTAAAGCTGCGCCAAGGCGGCAATCGTCGGGCTAAAATCCTCGGCCTGCATCGCGGCGTTCAAGCCGCCGCGCTCTGCCAGCCGGGCCCAGGTCTCAACGCCGATAAACTCGTTATCCCCAGCATCGGCCAAGCGGGCCAGCTCTTTCATCGAGGCGTCGTAAACACCGCGACGCTTGATGCTATCGACCATCTTAGCGATACGCTCTGACAGCCGGTCAAGCTCCAACGCTTGATCCTGGTATTGTGTGTAAAGCGGTATCGGGATGAGCGAGCCCGGCGCTAGAATGGCGTAGAGCGGGCGCGGAATCGGCCAAAAGCCTTCTAGCTTGTAGGGGTCAGGCGTTGCCTCAAGAATCTCGCTATAGCCGCGCGCAATGAAAAAGCGTTGCTTCTTGGCCTTGTCCCAAATCTCCCAAACCTCAATGCGCTTTGGTGCCTTACCCTCATCTTTGTCGCGGTCGTCATCCTCACGCAAAGCGCCTTCTGTCAGCTTGTCACCGTGTTCTGGGAAGCGCTTGACGACGGTATCGCGGTCCATTTCGTGCCGGAACGCCACCCACTCACATTCCTCCCAATGGCGGGCATGGCCGCGCCGGAAATCCTGCCAAGGGACATACTCAAATCTCACTTCTTGATGGGCGATAGCCTCGCTTGGCGCCTCACCTTCTGCGGCTTCAGTCGCCACCGTCTCTGCCTCATAGACGAGGCGCACTTGGCCACGCCCGGGCAACAGCATGTCGTCAACCGCAAGGCTCAAGGTCTGGTAGCTATCTTGCCTATCGGTGCAATACTCCAGCGCCCGCTCCAGCATCAGTGCTGCAGCCTTGGCCACCGGGTCGCGGTCGGCAAAGCGGCGACGCACGTCAGGCTTCGGCATGCGGTTGAACGCAGACGCCTTGAGGGTTTCAGTGTTGGACCACAAGATGTTGATCTTGCTGCCCGTCTCGCGTTCATCATCGCGGAACCGCTTGACAATCTCTCGCCCGCGTTCACGCCAAGGCTTCTCGGCTTTATCAGCCTCTTGCAGGCGGGCGAGCCATTTACCGGCTGGGGTAGCGGCTGAATCGGCGTCGGTCAAATCCGCTTGCTCCCCTGTTGTTTGGCCCGGCGGGCCATGTCTTCTGCGATCTCGTTAAGCGTCGGCAAGCGCGGGTCGATCCCGGTCGGCTTTAGTGCCGGGAAATCGTCCCGCAGTGAGACCGCCATGTAGCGGAAGGCGTCCGCCGCGTGGCTGGTCCAATCATGCCGCGCGTGGGCTTTGAAAGCCTTCCGGTCTTCATCCCACTCGCGTTGATAGAGCGTTAGCGCCTTGAGCCCGTCTTTGCACTTTTCAGCGTCAAACCAGCAGCGCGGTAGCAGAGCGCGGGCGGATTGTGTGCCGTCTTGGACCGCGTGACGCGCCACCATCTGCACCGGCTTGACCCCTAGCGAATAGATCTGCTCCTGGAACGAACGCTCAGCAGCAGCCGTTTTGGCAAAGGCGTCATGGGGCAGCCAATGCTTGCGGTAGGTGTAGGGCTTGGCGCCAATCACTTGAGCGTAATGCGGAGCGCCTTCGCCTGAGGTGGCGTAGTAGTCGATAACCCTGACCTGGCCACGCTGGGCCTGCCAGAACCAGATTGCCGTGTCATCCGACCGGCCAATATCCCACGCCGTCTCGACGGGCAGCTCGGGCAGCCAAGGCAGCGAGGCAATGCGGCCCTGCGACCTGGCCTCGTCAATCTCGCGCGCGTAGAAGGCGCCTGCAATGGCTGCGCTGAAACTGCACTCGTATTCCTGCATATACCTGTCTTCACCCATGGCGCGGCGGGCGTCGTCAAGCTCCGCCTGTGGCAACAACCCGCTTTCGCTTGCCTTCAGCATGAACCTAAACCAGTCCTTGTCACCTTCGGCTCGATCCCAGACGGCCTTGAAGTCATTGTCACCCTTCGGCGTGCCGATAAACACCGCCCAGCCTTGGCGGTCAGATAGTGCCGGGCGCACAACCTCTGACCAGAGCCTGGGCTTCATGTCGGCTGGTTCGTCCAGGACCACGCCGTCGAGGTATATGCCGCGCAGGGCGTCAGGGTTATCGCCGCCGTAAAGCCGGATCGTCGCGCCGTTTGGCAGCGTGACCCGCAGCTCGCTTTCGTTGACCTCACGGCCAAACTCAGCCAGCGGCTCAGTGTATTGTTTCAGATAGGACCAGGCGACGTCCTTAGCCTGTGCATAGAACGGCGCGATGTAGGCAAGTCGCGGTGACGGGCGCTGGCATTCAAGCGCTCGCTTCACCAGGTCATTTAGACAGGCGACCGTCTTGCCTGCCCGCCGGTGAGCCACCATAACAGCCCACCGCTCTTTGCGGGCGTGGAACGGCACAAACGCCTGACGTGGCGTGTAAGGGATTATGACTGTTCGAGTTGCCACGCAAAGATGACTTTGACCGGGCCGCCGCCATCGCCCGCATGCTGTACGCTGTTTAGGCGAGGATGAACGTATGGTGCGGCGTTGTGTGCCGCCTGCAGCGCCGTCTCGACGTCGCCCTTGGTGTCAGCATCGCGCATGATTTTCAGCATGACCTCAAGCGGCGTCTTGCCTTTGCTGATAGCCAACGCAGCAATCGCCTGTGAACGCTTGGACTTTGAGCCTTTCGGGCGGCCAGCGCCGGGGCGGAAACCACCCTTAGCCATGATTATTTCCGATTACATAGCGGAGAGCGTCGCCCGCGCAATCGAGCTTCGCGGGACGCGGCGGCCTGGTGTCCACAAACCCGCCTGGAAGCTGGTTGAGACGAATCGGGTCGAGACATTGAGGCGCCCCGCGCGGGTCATTGGCGTAATCCGCCACCATCGCTGCCATGTCATCAAGGACCTTTTGGCACGCCTCGCGCGTAGATGCTTCGAAAGCCTGTCGAATCAGCGCCCGCAGATCTTCAGCAATTTTGGCATTCATCAGCTATCTCCGATGTTGAGTGTCGCTATGGCGGTGGTGATGCCCACGCATTCAGACCAGGCTAAGCTCTTTGCGGGTCTAATTGACGTGCTTTTGTCCTAACATACCAGATTTAGTGCGCGCCGAGCGCACTTTTTGCAACCCACTATTTTCGCCTTTCCGATCACGTTTTCGTGATCAGCACCGGATTATGGTCCGGTCGCATTGCATATCAATGGGTTAGGCGGTCGGGCGCTTGGCTATCACAAACTTGTGATTAGATCGGCGTTGACTTCTGCGGCGGGGTGCCCTAAATTAGGAACATGCTCAGGCAATGAGGCCGGGCGATCTTTAGGAGAAACAAGATGACCTATACCCCCAAGACTTACATCATTGACGATTGCAATAACCAAGCCGACTACATCCCTACTCCCCCGGCCCTGCGTGATCTGGCGCATGAAGTTGACCCGGCCTTTGCGCCTGACGCGCCTTTTGGCTGGTTCTGGCTGGCTCAGCAGCGCAAGCTACACGGCGGCTATGTGGTGCCAGCCGGGCTGGTAGAACGCGCCCTTTCAATGCTAACGAAAGCAACGCCGGGCGTTGTCTTCGACCAAAGTCAGGAAGTTCCTGACAACGTAGTAATCTGGCGCACATGCCCTGCCAACACGACTCTTACCACCCCAGCGCTGCCAATCGCAACAGATGAGGCCGCGCGGTTTTTGACCCCGCAAGAGCACTGGCTTGCAGGCCAATCGGCGCCAAAGTTCCCCAAAAAATCATCTGGGCCACGAGTTACCGCCATTATCACCTTCACCGATGGTGTCCAGATTCGCGCGCAAACCTATCAGACAGGCGCTAAGGCGGTTGACAGTCTAGGCCAGACAGCCCGTGCCAAGCGGATGATTGCCGCCTTGCGCGAAACCAACCCGCCCTATCATTGGGTAAAGACGCCGGATGGTGTCAGGCTCACGCGCGGCTGCGAAGTGCCTGCCATCGCGGAAATTGCCCTGACTGACGGCACCCAGCTCTATTCCCGATCAACCGACGCCGCCAAGCCCCCCAAGGCGCCAGCCAAGAAGCGCAGCCCCAAGATCACTAGCCAGGCGTGGGAAGATATGCTCGCCCGCCTGATGCCCACCCCTGACCTAACAGCTCAGGGCCTGACCGTCGCGGCGATCCTAGCTGCCGCCGGTATCACCCCAGCCAACAAAGGAATGAGCCAATGACCGCCGCCGAATTTAGGACCCTCCGCGAGGGCCTGGGCCTGTCGCAATCTGATTGCGCCCGGCTCCTCACCCCGCCAGTGGCAATCAGAACAATCCGCTATTGGGAGTCAGACGGGCGCGGCGTGCCGGACGGCGCTGCAAGTGAGCTGCTGGCGCTGGAAGCTGCCGTTTCACATGAAACAGCCAAAATGCTTGACGCTGTGCTGAAAAGTAGCCTTGGCGGGCCGCATGGGCAACCAATTGTTCTAACCCGTCATTTAGGCTTCGCCGACTTTCCTGATGATCTCTGCACAATCTATCGTCACCCCCGCGTTTATAACGCCATGATCGGCCGGGTGTGGCGCGAACTTTTGGAATTGAAAGTGCCGTGCAGGCTGATTAGCGTAGGGGCAGGCGATTGAGATTGTTGGCTATCTCACCCGCCGCAATCTTGCGCCAGCGTATGGCGGTGTTGCGGTGCGTGCCAAGGCAGCGGGCTGCGTCGGCATTCTTGCGCCGGGCTGCCCAAGCGGTCAGCGCCAGCCAATAACGCGCGTCAACCACGAGCTGACGCCAGGACAGGCATTCGTCAAGTCGGGTTATGGCCGCCGGGCTGGGGCGGGTGCGGACGCGGTTGAACTCCGCCGCCCTCTCCCGCCTTTCGTCTTCTGTCAAGCCGTTCCAGGTTTCCCAAAACGAGGCCACTGGCGTCGGCATTGTGGATGCATAGCCCGCCGGAAAACACCCGTGGGCGGGAAGCCGTGCCAACACGCTCATGGCTTCGCAGACCCTGGATTCTACTGCGGCGCGGGACCATACTTCCATTGGCTAGCCTCCCTACGGCTCTAAAACGGGATATCATCGTCCAACTCGCCCCGCGCCGGTGCCGCATCCGATCCAGCATCCCTAGGCGCGTCACTTCCCCCTGCTTTGGTATCAAGCATCGTGATTTCGCCACGGAAAGGCCGCAACACGATTTCCGTCGAGAACTTCTCTTGCCCGCTCTGGTCC